ACATTGGGTTTCCATAGCCAAATTTCGAATCTCTTCAGATACGTATTTGTCCTTAACAAACAGATCGCTAGGACTTACCTTCACACTTAAAGGCATCATTAAATCGAGGTAATCTATTAAGATTACATCGGGTTTCACGCCTTTTTTGACCTGATATTCCTTCAAATAGGCTCGAATATCGTTACAATTTTTACCTGAGGGCATATACTTGACTTGCATACTTCCCGCATTTCTAGCGGTCATTTTAACCTTCAATTCCACGTCATCTAAGTTCTTAAAAATCTCTCTAGTACCAATACCAGTCATCATAGAATCCAGTCGCATAGCAACTAATCCTTCACTAAGTTCGAATGTAAGATACAGTACATTCAATCCAGCCAATGCCCAGTTCACACCCAAGTTAGCTAAGAACAGTGATTTACCACCACCAGATCCTGCACAGAAAATGTTTAACTCGCCACGGTTAAATCCGCCATACAATTTCTTATCAATACTAGGCCATCCTGTACTAACTTGTCCGTTACCATCTTTTAATTTACTTAAACGTGCCCGAGGATCTTCAAAATAATCTGTACCCATGTCTTTGTTCAAACTAATCTGGATAGCATCCTTAATCAATTTTTCAACTGGACCATAATCGCCAGCTTCTAACAAATCGCTAGATTCAATGATAGCTCGCTCTAGTCCTTTATGACGACTAAAGTTTTCAAACTCATTCATTAGCCATTCATAATTTTCTTTAGGAAGTACTGCTGGATTGAATTGACTTCTAGTAGAAGCATTGACAATATTTGCTTCGGGCATTACTTTGTATTCGTCTACATACTTGGTAATGAATGTTGCAGCATCTTGTAATCTTTGATCAAAGTTAAGTGGATCGAAAATGTTTTGGCAGCGCACAAATGTTTCTGCATCACTAAGAAACATTTCTATATATAACTTCTGTACTTCGTAATCGTAATTGGGTTTTGGTGTTTTATCTTTTTTATTCATGGATGCTTTCTAGTTTTTTCTTTAGTAAATTAATTTTTATCTCTCCGCGAACACGGTAGTGTAAGATTGTGGTTAGTACATATAGCCGACCGTATTTCTTCACAGCATCGGCAACGTCCTTGACGTCATCTGCCCAAGGTGGTAAACTAACACTCCAGTTGTTTGCTATTGCTGCCTTAAGCATTACTGCTCCAGGTTTATCTTTATCGGGAACAATAATGACTTCCTTACCTAGCACATTTAGTCTAGTGCATTGTGTCTGGTTAGGTTCATTATGCATGAATGCAACACCGTCAATTGCAATGGCATCAAACTGACCTTCTACTCCGATAACAAATTCTCTATTATCAATCTGACGATCTATGTTGAATACATATCCAGGTTGAGCATCTGTTAGATATTTTGGCTTGCCTGGTTTAATTTTACGTCCAGTGTAACCTACTACCTTACCTTCATTATAGAATGGAAGTATTACTCTATCACGGAATCCAGAAGTTGCACTCCAATGCCAGTCGTACCATTCATAATTCATCCCACGGTCTAACAAATAGTTAATCACTGCTATCAACTCTGGATCTTGACACCCTTCACTGACCCATAGATTTATGCTTTTACATTCATCGGGTAATGGTTTTTCTATTAGGTCAAGAATTATTGGTTTCTCAACCTTGGGCATATCTTCTTTATTCTTTAGAGCTTCGAGTCCTAATTTTTGTATCTCTATCTCTGGTAATCCTAACCAAGACAGTATAGATTTAGTATTCTTACTTAACAGCTTACCAGGCGACCAACCTGCTTTGAAATTACAGTTAAAGCAATGATATTGAAATCCGTCATTATTAAACAACATACCACCACGTTGGCGCTTGTCCTGTTTTTCTCCGTTATGGATACAACAAGGGGCATTAAAACTTATCCACCCGCTAGGGGTAGCTTTTCGTTTTGAAGGTAAGATTGATTGTACTGCTGCCTGTATCAGGTTCATGCAGTTAGTTTAACTTCTTAGCAATACTTTGTCAAAGTTTCCGGCGTAAGTAGTGTCATCGTTAAATCCAGTATTCGGATTCTTAGCAGGAATATATCTAACTCTTAAATGAGTGAAAATACCATTTGCATTCAAATAGTCCACACCAGTGAATCCGGTATATGTTCTACTTTGAAGAATGGCGTAGTGTCCAAAAGTACTAGGACTGTTATCTAGAGTACCTTCTAAGAAAACCGTTCCTCTAAAATTTCTTAGGTAGTATGCAGTGGTCATTGTACCATTTTTATTTTGAGAATCTGGATACACGCGAACATTACCAGTATTATACTCCCACCATAGTTTTCCAGCATCACTATTAAAAACTCGTTGGAATGTTACAACTTCAATGCTAGGTATTGCCGTTGGAAAAACTTCTTCTTTTAATTCTAAGATACCTGGAACATCATAATATGTATTTGTATAAGTAGGATTTAACGAGCCGTCTTCTTCCAACATAACAACAGAAAAATTGTAGGCTTTAGATTCCATATCTAAAGTATCGCTGGCTGTAAAAACAACTTGGCCTAACCCTTTAGATACATATGTAGTAGCCGAAGATCCAGTATCGATAATATCGATATTTTTACTTAAAATTAAACTTCTGTTTTCGCTAGTTTCATAAACGTTAAGTACAAATGTAGAAGAGCTAACATCTAATCTCTTCTGATCCGAATTTTTGAATTGCAGTTGTACAGTGTTCTTAACACCTTTTTGAATTTTAAGAGGTCGCTGATACATAATTTGGTTTATTTCCTTATTATTGTCCAGATCTAGTGTTACATCGAACAAATTGGTATATAAATAGACTGGTAATTTCTGCATATAGGTATTTATTAGAAATCAATGACAACAAAAGAGAGCTTCCAAGAAAACTATCCTTTTATGACCTGCATCAAGTGTAATGATACAGAATATTTAGGTATTATTATAAACTTCGATCAGCAAGTAACGAGTCTTTACGACTTTGCTGTAATTAACAATTCGGGTTACCAAAAATTATTTTTGGAATTAGGTGATGTTTGGTGGTGGGAATCAAATCGTAAAATCCCCATTAACATTTTTCTTAAACAAGACATGTCTTCGTTCAAGCCTTATATAAAAACATTCAATACTAAGGATGTAGAAGTTGTATTCGGACCAACTGTTAATTTAGGCGATATCGCAGAAAAGCGAGTCAAACGTAAATCAATTCAATTGGTTCGAAATCCTAAAAAAGTTATTAGATCTTAAAATACTCGTTTCAAGATAGTTAAACCGCAGCAGTTTATATATCTATCTTTAAGAATCCATTGTGGATTTTCAGCTAAGAATTCTGTTACCGCAGGCCATAATCCCTTGCCTTCTGGTCCGGGCTTGACATAACAATCAAAGTGCTCGCCTGTACGTCGATCACCGAATACAGTAGTGTCATGCATAATGATATATTTTCTAGCATAGTCGGCATGCAACTTTAATTCCTGTTTCAGTTGTTCATAAATGTGCCATGTATCAATAAACAATAAATCTGTAGGTTCGATAACAGTACTAGGGTTGCCAGTATCGCCAATCCTAAAATGATAATCAACACCATATGTTGGTGCTAGTGCTTTTGCCCTATCGACAGGACATTGTTCAGCGTCATAAGAAATTAATTTCTTAGGTCGTGCTAACAAGAATGCCCAAGTAGTTACTACTCCTCGTACTCCCATCTCAGTGATGTGATCGCATTCTAATGCATGTTTGTAGATAGTTTCCATGTGTTCATGGATATCGCCTGGGGTGTTTTTATTATAATTGTAATAATCGAAAATTGAGTCCATGTTTTTCTCCTAAGTAATGTTCTCGCAAATTAAATTCATTTGCACTACGATCGCTTGAGCATAAGCAACGGCATGTGCCTTCTTAAAGAAGTATTCATCGCCTGCAGGTTTTTGCCAAACTTCTCTGTTTACAGTATCCCAATCTTGTCCAATTAGGTAACGTTTTGCAGGACGAATCATAGCCAATACCGCAGCTAGTTGTTCCACAGTGGTCGGCTGCATCTGTCTTAAAATAGATCCGTGTCCGTTAACGTGAAATAACAAATTAACAAAATCGTCCTGAGTAAGTAGTTCCCATATTGGATGAGTGTTCATTAATTTATTAAGGTGTTCCTCATCTTCAATGCCATTGTATATGCCTACGTTTAAGAAATCTATCTTAAAGTAACCACGTTGCTCCGCTTCTTCGTATGCAATAGAAGATAATTTAGTCAACGGATTGTACGGGATAGAATGACAATATACACCAGTATTGTGCTTTTTATAAATGCCATTCTCTAACCTGCTAGCAGGTATATGTTTGATAATAGATAAAATTTTATCTCTATCTGCAAAATCAATATCAATATCCATTATACAATTCCTGCTTCTTTACAAATTTCTTTAACTAGTGCAACATCTGCCGGCACCGCCTTAAATTTCTTAAGCCAGAAAGGCAAATCAAAAGCCGGAGCTATCATGTCAAGCTGATCATTGTTAAATTTATTTAAGAGGTCTTTCCCACCTCGGCAATTTAATAGTATCCACGGACTTATTTTTCCATTTCTAATATCATGTACTGCTCTATTAAGATTAACGTAATTAAAATAATGATTAAACTCTGCTTGGCTAATATCGCCCCATTCCATCATTGTTTGAATACTGCGTTGTACCGCAGACTCAACAGGTTCCGATTTAATCATATCAAATAGATATGAGTCATACAGTTCGTCTCTACACCAATGGTCAAGTTTAACTCCACTCTTAATAACATAGTCCATAAACTTTTCTGGATAGAGAGGCAGTACATTGTTTATGAAACTGCCAAATTTAACAAATGCATTATAGTAAGGGCTCTTACAAAAATCCTCATATGTCTTATCTTTCTTAGCGGCCTGCGTCATTCTAAAAAATTTGTTAAACGCCATGAAACCAGCTTGCACTCTCTTCTCATCTTTCTGCATGGCACGCCTCTTATTTTCGCACATGTGAGCATATAGAGTTTTCTCTTTCATAAAACTCTTGCTACAATGTACGCAATTAAAAGGCTGATCTGCCAATGCTATCATTCGTAGTCCTTGCGTTGCTTCTTATCAAATCCCATTTTATCAAACAACTCTTCTTTATCTTTCTTATCCATTAACGATGCTAACAAGCGGACTTCATCCATTTTCATTGCAGGATACAATTCACACAAAAGTTTTTCAATTTTAACTGCTTTTGTTTTTTTGCCTGCTGCAAGATATGGATGATATGCCGACATACCAACGCCAACAGCCGCAAATAATTTCCACAATAACGGTTTGTGATTCTTACTCAATGACCAGTGATTCTTATTAACCAGTTCATTAGTCATTTCAAGAAAATGTTCTTGAACATCTCTATCGCCTTGACAACTTGCAGTATATCGCATCAATATAAATGGAGCAAATGATTTCTTTTCTTCAGGTGTAAGTTTATCATAGAAATCATAATCTTTATGATCAACTGCTTTTAGTTCACGTTTAATATCGAGCATATTACCAATCTAAGGTTTGAGGAGGTGGTTCTTTTTTACTGAGATGATACAATATTTTAACACGATCTAGTGCCTGTTGTAAAGTAGGATCGGTAAGGGCAGCTCGTCTAATTTGTCCCCAAAGTTTGTCATCTCTAATATGGTCAATTAAAGGGCGGCCATCGGACGTGCGCGAATCTATTTTATTCTCATGCTGGTAACCAACTAGTGTTCGGTTGGCCGATCCTACTTCTCTAGAATAAATTTCTTCTCCATTGCGCTCGTACACGTAGGTGGCACCCGGCTTAAGTGTACCCATTAAAATAAATCAACCTTTTCCCATGGAAGATCTTCTTTACCAAAATGACCGTAATTTGTAGTCGAACTGTAGATAGGACGGAACAGATTAAAACGGTCAATGATACCCATTGGTGTCAGATCTACATTGTCTCGAATCCAATTAGTTAATTCACGACTCTGAGGTTTGTGATCTGTTTCAACATAAAAACTCATAGGCTGTGCCAATCCAATGGCGTAACTGATTTGGCACGTTGCCCAATCTGCCTTGCCTGACGCTACAATGTTCTTAGTAAGGTAACGCATCATGTACGCTGCCGAACGGTCAACTTTCGTAGGATCTTTGCCACTAAATGCACCACCGCCATGGGGACTATATCCGCCGTAAGTATCAACAATAATTTTGCGGCCAGTAAGACCAGTGTCCCCATCGGGACCGCCAATAACAAACCGTCCAGTAGGATTAATAAAATATTCAGTGTTAATATCGATATATTCTTTTGGTAGGATTGCACGAATAACTTCTTTAATTGCTAATCGTAATGCATTGATATCAATATCATCTGTATGCTGTGTCGAACATACAATTTTAGAAATACGTTTAGGGGTGCCGTCATCGTTATATTCAAATGTAACTTGACTCTTAGCATCTGGGCCTAAACAAGTCATGGTGCCGTTCTTACGTAACTGAGTTAATTCTTTAACAATCTGATGACTCCAGTGTATTGCACTAGGCATATAATTGCTAGTCTCATTACACGCATATCCAAACATTAACCCTTGATCGCCTGCGCCAAAATTGTCTGTGCCAAGTGCAATATCTGCACTTTGCCCATGTAACAAGTTTGTAATTTCAGCGGTGCGCCAATCAAATCCTTCTTGTTCGTATCCAATAGTTTTAATAGTTTTGCGAATTGCAGATTCTACTTCCTCAGTGTGTAATATACCTTTATATTCGCCGGCCACTACAACTCTGTTAGTTGTGACTAGTGTTTCGCAAGCGCATCGCAATGATGAATCTTGCTTAGACATTACTAGATCTAATACTGCGTCACTAATTGCATCCGCAACTTTATCAGGATGACCTTCACTGACACTTTCACTTGTAAACAAATAACTCATGTGTTTTCTTTCTTTTTAATTTTTGTTATTACCAACATTTTGTGTAGTCTACTAACTCACACTGTCTACTAACTTCTTTTACAAAATATGCACACAGTGGATTGTCTCCGGCATGTAATGGTGTGCATAATAATTGCCCTGGCTTCATTTTAGGAAAATACCATTTAACATCTTGATAGACATTTACAATATCAATTTCATGAAATTCTGGTCTAAAGCTCCCTAACGGATTAAAGCAATATGCTTTGAAGCCCCTGTCATTTAGACTAGTAATAGGAAGTATCTCCATATCAGGGCCTTCGGGATCTCCGACAATACAGCACCAGTCTAATGGCATTGTAACTTCATGATCGCCTATTTTTAACACTACTGCCGGTCCTGTGAAACTTTCTAAAAATATAAGTGGAATATAAAAATAATCTGGATTATTATTATCACTATTATCTAAAACAGCGAATCTAATGTCCTCTTCGATCTCATCTGGAAGATCGTTGAGGAACATTGTTTTATTGTCTAACGTTAAAATTTGCATTATTGATATTTTACCTTTTGAATCTCGAACGGATATTTTGCGTCCTTGTAGAATTTCTTACGCTCTGTAAGATGTCGCTTTGCATACTTGGTCGCTCCTGTAATGTCCCAGATTTGTACAAAGTCTTTATCGTCAGCTTTTCTAATGCCGCGGCCGATACTTTGTATAACTCTAACAAAGCTCTTTCCGGGTTCCAAAAGAACCAGATTAAAAATACGAGGAATATTAATACCCACAGCGGCCACACCGTAAGTCGCCACAATAATCTTATTAGTACTAGTTTTAATTTCGTCATATTCTTCTTTCCTATCTTTTGTTTTAACTTTGCCAGAGATAAACACACTGTCGGGTAAATTTTCCACAAGGAATTCACCCGACTCAATTCTGTCCACTAACACTAGTGTATTACCAGACTCGGCTATCCCGTCAACCAAATTGGCAATATATTTCATACGCTTTTCATCTGTAACCAAATATTTTAATTCTTCGGGATATCCACTAAACTCTTTCCATTCAGCAGTTTGAATTACCTGCACATGACACGACGACAACACTCCTGCTTCTTGCAATTCGTGTGCCTTGACCTGATGAACAACTTCTCCTAAACTTGCACGAATACTTTGGAATTCGTGGTCTGCTTTTGGCACCGTGCCAGTTAATCCCCAGCGAATAGGCGCTTTGGCAAGATTCTTTGTTAACAAGTTTTTTAATACATCAGCTTTGGCCATGTGTACTTCATCGACCATAACGCATTGTACATTATCTAACAATTCTGCAAGACGTAAAACTTTCTCTTCGCCGTCAAATTCTTTGGAACCTTTGTCTAAAATATTCAAACTTTGCCATGTGCAAATAGTATGTGTTTTATCTAGATTTTTTCTGTCACCGTAGTAAACTCCAACGTCTAATCCGCAGTTAACAAAGTCTTCTTCTGTTTGTTCCACTAACGATTTGTTAGGCACAATGGTTATTGTTCGACCGTATTTTTCACAGATTTTTGCCAAAGTTGCAGTAGTGATTGTCTTGCCAAAGCCTGTTGCAATTTCTTGAATACATTGCGGATTCTCAAGAAATTTATTAATAACTTCAACTTGGTCGCCTCGTAATCTAATCTTATCGCCGGCAAATCGATGACCTACAGGCCACGTTTGATCACCCCAAAAATCCTCTAAAATTTGGTCAAATTCTAGGTTGGGACTTGTACGTAAATCCTCTACATCAATGTTATAATTTCGTTTTTCAAGCTCTTCTAGTACCTGCCCTAACATGCTGAGATAAGTTGTGCCACCAAGACCAAAAAAACTGATAGCACCGTCCCATCGACCTAATTTATAGCTGGGCCTGTAACGAGCAGTAGGGTCTTCGTACTTAAATTTCTTAACTAACTGCTTTCGTGTGTCCAGGTCAAGACCTTCTATCTTGATGTTAACCTCATCACGAATAATAATTTTACAACTCGACAAAATCTGATTCCTTTAATGAGTAGTTAACGACAAAATTGTGATTTTTCAAGTAATTTGACAAAGTATAGTGTACACCCGATATACCTAAATTCAAAATTGATGAAAAATTCAACTTTGATTCGAGCAACGGTTTAGGTATCTTTCCGCTAATGAAAACAATCTTAGTATTGGAATTGACCGGGTTATTCAGTTTAGTGTCCTTGACAAAATTATTGCAATTTTTGCCACTTTCGCCGTCTAAACGAAACAAAACGGTCATTTCTTCAGTCGAAATATTCATTTTCTGAATCATTTTTGTGCAAATTTCTAAGTGGCGTAGCTCGCTACCACCCGGCACTACAATTAGGCAAGGCAACGAATGTTTTAAGATAGTAACGATGTCGGAAAAAGTGGTTTTTTCCTTATCTATTGGAAATGTAGTACTGCTAGCAGTTGTTAAAAACTTATATAGCATTGGATCTAAATCTAATTGATCCAATGCAATATCAATATCTTCTGCCCATGTTGTAATACCGTATTTTCTTGCCTCTACCAATGTATCAACAAGATCAAAACCAATTGGTTGAGGAATATTTGATGTTACATTCTTAAAAACAAACTTATTGTTTTCAAAAACCACCATAGGTACGTATTTTTCTAAGTTATTTTTTACTTCGTCAATTTGACTGGAAATATCTCGAAATGTATCGTCTACAATAAACGAAGAATTTTGTAGATTAGTGGCAATCCAATCTACATTTTCTTCCCTTAGATCAAAATCCCAAGATCTAGCGTCCGGATTCCAGATAACGTTATTTCCAGTATTGGCCACTACCTTTTTATAGGTCCTAATAGATGCAATACATGCTTCGTCGAAAGGAAAAATTACTGAAATGATTCGTTTAGTAGTGTTACCAGTTTTGTGAACTATAATGCTTCTATTAGAACTAATTACTCTGGTTGGCAATCTAAATTGAGGAGTATTTACAAATGGAGTTATGTCAATTTGCAATGCTAAACTTAAAACGCGAAGATACTTTTTAACTAATCGAATTGCCAGTGTGCTTTGTTTTTCTGTAAACCCATTACCCATAACCACTTGTGTAGATAGGCTTTCAATTACTGTTCGGTCAGCATGAAACAATTCAATTAGGTCAGCAAACATGTACTGGCCGTCACTGTTTAGTCTATTAATTAAGTCTTCTATATACATACAAATTATTATACACTAAAATAAAAAAGGATTCAACCTCGAATCCTTTTTATAAACTTGCGTCTTCTAGGCCCGCTGTCCGGAGTTTAATAATATTACTCAGTTGCCATTGTTTAATATCTAAACCCTTTATAATGCCCAGCCATTGATTTCTTAAAAGTGCAAATTCATTGATAATCTTTTCCATATCAACTACATCAGCTTCACCATCAACATACTTTTCACAATCACGACTGCTTAGTACACGTTGATAGTTTTCTAAAAACTTTTTGAAGGCTTTTGAACGGACACGTCTTAATTCGATATTGAGGTATTCTAAAATAGCCTCAATTTCTTGTAACTGATTAAATCGTTGTTCAACTAGACCAGGCAAAGCTGCGCTAGATTTTTCTATGTTGCCATATACTTTAACCTCGCCCTTTGCCTGGACTAATTCATTATAATAATAATCAATACACGCAGGTAGATGAACAATGTCGTGACTTACCTTGGCATACCATTGAGACATTAATAATCCTCATCTTCGATGCCACTTTCATCATCCTCATCTTCGTATTCAGATTCCTCATCTACCACTGCTTTGATAGCAAGATCAAGATGAGGATCATATCCCATCACTGCTTCGAGTGCGGCAACTTCCATGTCTTTACCTAATAGATAATCAACATACTGATGTGCGGCAACTTCACGATTTTTCTCCGGAATGTACTCTCGGAAAGTATCCCAAACTTCTACGATTAAACTTTCGTCCATTATGCCTCCTCAGTTACTTCTACTGTTAACGGAACTATTGCTTCACCATTTTTGGAAATGTCTTCCATCATGATTGATAGTCCTTCTTTTTCATTACGATCCCATGCTTTGCGGAATTGTTTAATTACTTCACCGTCGGTGGTTGTGTAAACAAGACTATTGCCTTCTTTCTTCAACATACCTTTGGCTTCAAACAAATCAACTAATCCACTGTAGGGACTCATACCTGTTGTGTAAGGAATCTCAACTTGTACTGATTCAAACGGTTTTGCATAACGTGTTTTCATAATCTTACAAGCTGCACGGATACCGTTAACAGTTGTAGTTTTATTACCATCAGCGTCAGTTTTCAGTTTGAGTTTTTTCATAGCAACAACAATTGAACTTGCATAAACAAATCCTTGTCCGCCGCTAATCTTGTCATCTGGATCAAACATATCTTGGCTGGCATATGTATGATTTGTACAAACCATACCCACATTCCACGAACCAAACATGTTGACACAATTACGAACAAGCGATGTAAGTGCTTTAGGTTTACGGCCCATATCACCTTTCATTTCGCCTGCTTCAAACTGATTAACGTCAGTTGGTGTTAACAACATACCTAATGAATCGATTACAAATAAAATCTTTGGACGAGTTTCCTCGGGCATAAGTTTGTATTCTTTCATGAATTCACTAATGGTTTTTGCCACGTCGTCAATCATAGCCATGTTAAGTTTAAGCAATTTTTCATCGCTAGTGTCAACACCCAAGTCAAGAAGCCACTTCTCGTCCAAAGCATTTTCGCTATCAACTAAGACTACAAAAATACCTTGTTCTTGTGCCGATTTGATAATGTTGCCAGAACAGATGTAGGACTTGCCTGCACCAGATTCACCTGCAAAAACTGTGACCTTACCAAGGGGGACCCCTTTATGAAAGTCCCCTGAGATAAGATAGTTAAGCGCATAGTTACCAGTTGAGATCCAATCAGTTGGATCATTAAAGCCAATACCTAGTCCGTCAATGGACTTAGTAATCGACTTTCTAAACTTAGAAATATCAAATGCTTTAGCCATATTATTCGTCCTTTTCAGCTTCGATTGCTTCTTTTACAAGAGCTTGTAATTGATCCAACGAGCTACACATGAGTTTGACATTCTTGTATTCATTATCGGAATCTCTTCCACTAATTTCAAACATGAAGCCGTTGTCATACATATTAACAGTAAAGGATTCACTTACCTTGGCGAGTTTATCGCCGATCTTAGAGATAGGTTTTTTAGCCATACGTACCTCCAATTATTGCTTGCTACGATTGCGAATCATCGCAAGGATGTCGGCTGCACGACCAGAAGCTTCGCCGCCTGCTGCCGGAGCTGGTGTAGCCGCTGGCGCAGAGAATGATTGCTCTGCTGCATCAACATCTGCTTCCCAAGGTGCTGCTTCTGCTACTGGAGCAGGCGCTGGTTTTGCGGCAGCTGGAGCCGATTGTGCGGCGCCGGGCTTGGCATTGTAACCTGCGGGTTTGTAATACTGACCCCAACGTTCCATATCAAATGCGTCACCATCAACTGATGCTTCAAACATTTCTTTGATAACTTTCAACTCGACTTCAGTTGGCTTTTTAGGCAAAAAGTCTTTCAAGTTGAATAGCTTATGCTGTGCAATTGCCGCATTTTCCACTTCTTCCAAAGCACGTTCACGACGAG